TCGATAGTTCAATGCAAATTATTGGACGGATTGAATTAAAAGGAGAACGTCAACTTTACGTTTACTTGCAAGGACACAGGGATTTAACAATCAATCTAAAAGGCTCAATTTAGAAAGGCGGTGTGAAGTGACTGCCAAGAATCAGAATTTCGAGGTGTATGCAGGGGATACTCAAATAATTGTTGTCCCTGTTAATTTTGATTTATCAGGAGCAACAGCAATTAAATGGGCTGTCAAAAGATCGGTATCTAGTACGGAAAGACCTATTTATAAGGAGTTATCATCTGGAATTACTGTAACCCAAACAGGGGAAACAGCTAGTGAATTTCAGATTACCTTGAATCCTTCGGACACTGCAACGTTGAAAGGTGACTACTATCACGAAGCAGAGGTCAAAGATGCACAGAATAATGTTAGTACCGTAATGACAGGACGAATTTCGATCCAGTTAAGCGGAGTATAAAACCCGACCAAACAGGTCGGTTATCGAATTTTAAGGCTCGCAAATATGCGGGTCTTTTACTTTTATTAGGAGGTGAATCGTTTTGTCATTCGAATTTAAGGCGGGATTTATTCCGTCTGAACCGGATCACCGCGATTATATATACGGAGCAGTCGTTAACATGGAGGCGGACACACTACCGCCTTCTTTCTTTTATCCGCGTATTCCCGTTAACAAGCAAGTCATTGGCGATTGTGTCGGACAGTCTTCTCGCGCAATCAAAGCGATACAAGAAGGACACGGACTCGATTTCGCTCCTGATTTCGTTTACGCACAGTGTAAGAAGTTAGACGGCAAGCCTAACGAAGAAGGTACGCAGCCAAGAATCGCTATGCAAGTGTTGAAGAATACCGGAGCAGCTCGCAAAGGTTTATACGGCAATCTAACCGCCAATAATCCGCGACCAGAACCGTCAGCCGAGGCATTAGCAGACGCCAAGCAATTCGTTACTAGCGCTTATGCTCGCATCCAAACGGTAGACGAAATCAAACATGCGCTTGTCAATCAGGGTCCGGTCATGGGTGCGGTCATTGTAACGGACAGTTTCGTTAAGGCGCCAGGCGGAGTCATTCCGAATCCTCAAGGCAACATTCTCGGAGGCCATGCGATTTGTATCGATGGATATGACGATAACAAGCAGCAATTCCGCTTCATTAACTCGTGGGGCGAAGAATGGGGCGATAAAGGTTACGGATGGCTTCCGTATTCATTCTTAACATATACGACTGACATTGGAATGCGATTCTTTATGGAAGCGTGGTCTAGCGTAGACATACCGAATCAACCGCCACAACCAGCACCGGAACCTACTCCGAATAAACTATACCACGTTCAAGTCGGCGCTTATTCGAAGCAAGAAAACGCTCAGGCTATGCTCGATAAATTGAAAGCGGCTGGATTCGATGGTTTTATTAAGTACGAGTAGGAAGAGGGTGCGGGAGTGGGAAACGAAGGGGAACGATTGGCAGCGTTAGAAGCCGAAATATCTTCGCTGAAATCTCTATTAGTCCGCATGGACACTAAGCTAGATACGTGGTCGGCACACTATTTACCACGGACTGAAGCAGCGGAGATGTTTCGTTCAAGAGACGAAAGAATACGAGACTTATCTGAAGAACTCATGCGGATGCGAGAAGAGAAGCAACAAACAAAGCAGTTAATACCAGCGTGGCTACAGACGGCTATTGCTCTTGCGGCAGTAGTCGTTTCTATTTTTGCGCTTAGAAGCTAGGAGGACCATCATGGAAGTTAAATGGATCGGCTCACCGAATTTCGGTACTGGCCGTAAAGATAAAGCCGGTAATGCATATAAGCCGCTCGCCATAATCAATCACATTATGGAAGGTACACTGGCGGGTACTGACGATTGGTTCAGTCGTACCGAATCACAAGTATCTTCGCATTATGGTATTGGTCGTAATGGCGAAGTTCATCAATACGTTAAAGAAGAAGATACAGCTTGGGCTAACGGACGTAAGCTCGAACCTAATGAAGCATGGCTCGCTAATTTTCCTACGGACGTTAATCCGAATCTATGGACGATTTCGATAGAACACGAAGGCTATCCGGATCAACCGTTAACACCGGAGCAGACGGCAGCGACTATCGAATTACATCGCTATCTTTGCGCTAAGTGGGATATACCGATTGATGATGTACACATCACCGGACACTTTAAAATAGATTCGCAATGGAAAGCCAACTGTCCTGGTCCGCATTTTCCGTGGGATGCGATTTATTCAGCGCTAAAGCCTGCGCCAGTAGTAGAGGAGGAAAAAGAAGTGAGCGATTATAAACCGATTCCAGTACCGGATTGGGCGAAAGCAACGATTGATAAACTGGTTGCAAAAGGTAAATTAACAGATCCGACCGGAGATTACTCGTTTTATCGTGTGCTAGTGATTCTCGACCGATTCGGATTATTCGATAAGTAGGAGGTAACGAAATGTTAACGAAAATGCAGAAGGTGGCGTTTTGGGTTGCGATACTTGGCGCAGGTAAACTCGTTGCGCAGATCGCCGGGTATGAGATTCCGGACCAAATGATTAACGATGTTGCGAACGGATTGGCTGCGATTGCTTCCGTAGTTGGTATCGTTTTGGATCATGGTGCGGATAATAATACCACATCATAGATTACACTCCATATAAAAACGCCCTCCGACGGATTGACTCCGAAAGAGGGCGCTTATTTTAATTTTTACCGTAAGTATTTCCGATTACAGCTACCTCAGTGGTCTTACCTCCGAGTTTGTTCGGAGCTTCTACGAGACCTACAGCATACCCGAATATCGTTACTGAATCTCCGATTTTTACGTCTCCGCTAGAAACAGATAGCATTGAATCTATAATTGCACCGTCGTTTGCTATCAGCACGATCTCACACGCTTTACCTCCCATAGCAGTAACTTGCTCGCTTCCTGGAGGAAAGTCCTGTACGACAGCAACCTTGCCTGTAACTTTTAACGGCTTACCGTAATAATCCCACGGAGCTTTTTGAACGGAAATAGGAGCAGGAGCCTCTGCTGTTTTCGTTATATCTCCGTTTACTTTTAACAATTTTATTGCCAGCGGGATGTTACTGTTTGATTCAATGTACATATCTTTTGTATTCCACTTAGGATTTTTCGCATCTTCCTCTGCTTTAGCTTTAGCTGCGGCCTCCTGCTCAACCTTTTTCTTCGCTTCCTCTTCGGCTTTTTTCTTTACATCTTCGTCATTTTGCTTATTATTAGTTTCTGTTTTAACGTTAGTTGATGTAGCTGTTGCAGTTTCTTTTGTTGAAGATGTTCCGCAAGCAGTTAGAAGTATAGAAAGTAAACCAACAACTACTAAGGACCTATACGAAAATTTAACCAAATTAAATCCCCTCCGATTTCTGTATAGGGAAATATTACCACACTTTTACAATATTCACTATCCAGTTATGTATTCCGCAAATTTATCGTTAGTACTTCGTTATATACTCCAGAAATCATCGTAACCAACCCTTTTACCAGTAAGATCGCGCAAGGCTTTTATAATTTTATTGGCCGTTCTCGATTGTACTCCAAACGCATCTCCTGCGCAAAGCCTTGTTATTGTAGGGCGGCTAACTCCGCTTGCATTCGCTAAATCCTCTTGAGTGATGCGGTTATCATCCATAAATTTACCCAATTTAGATCTCGGCTTACCTAATCCAAACACAATTATTCCTCCTAATGCTTTTACCTCACATCCTGTCCAAAAAATAAAATTCTCAAACATTGTCAAAAAACTTAGCAACAAGTACAGGCGTACGCCCATATAGATATAACAAGTAACGCAGTAACCGAATTAATCGCTTAACGGTTGACTCATTACCTCGGTTACTAAAGGAGGGAATCGTATGAAGGAGAAGAAAGTGCGTGTTAACTCGTCATATACGAAGGGTGTTCACGAAAAGTTAGATCGTTTAGCAACGGCATGTGGCACAACAAAAACGGAACTGGCGGCATACCTCGTAGAGTTTTGCTTGAATAACGAAAGTGTCGTTAAGTACGTGCAGGAAGAGTTCAAGGATACGGCAAGATTTCGCTTGATTCCTTCGAAGGTTGACGGGGAGATTACGTATATTATAGCGGAGAAAAAGGCGGCAAATCAGTAATGTATAGCTTTATAAGGATCGTAGTATTGTTAATTTTCCTTCCATATAAAACGGAAGAGGAGTATTTACGCAAATAAAAAACCGCTTAGTAACTGAGTTACTAAGCGGTCGTTTCCTAAGGGTAGAGTATGGCTAAGTAGCCGTCAGTGTATTTCTGACAGCTTATGCACGACATCTTAGAAAAATGCACGTCTAGGAGGAATTTCCGTGAAAAAAGTACAAAAAATTTCGTTTGTGAATTTTGTTCAACGGAATTACGTTAACGAAAGTTTTATCAAGAAAGCAAAGCGCCACATTGCGCAGAATAAATCTTTCTATATTACAGTCGGAGGATATGTCGTTATCTTTCTTCTTACCGGAATCGACTCGGTTGACGCAGCTACGGGAATTGACGTAGGCGCACGTAAAATGTACAAAAAAGTTTGCGATATTGGAAAATGGGCCATCGTGGTTAAAGGCGGAATCGATGTCGTTAATACGGTACTATCTGGCGATATGACTTCGTTAAAGACAAAAATACTATCGTATGTTGTAGCGTTCATATCTTTGTTAGGTCTTCCGTGGTTACTTGATCAAGTAGAAATTATGTTTAACGAGGCGAATTAAAATGAAATTTGTAGTTACTTCTATGTTTGGAGCGCTGGAGGAGCTTCGTAGCGGAGTCAAACACACTGGCTACGATTTGGCAATGCCGAAGGGAACAACACTCCGAACCATATCGGACGGAGTAGTTGAAAGAGTAACTTCGTACGGCAGTAAGAACATTGGGAACGGAGTTATTATTCGCACAGAAGACGGCTCAACGCACATATTCGGACATATGGATAAAGTTACCGTAAAACCTGGGCAGCATATTCATAGCGGGGACGTAATTGGAACGAGCGGAAATAGCGGTAATGTTTTCTCAAGTAACGGAGGAGACGGAGCACATCTTCACTTCGGAGTATGGAAAGATGGGCAATTCGTAGACCCGGCGAATGTTATCGAAAAGGTTGACGCCTATGCTGGGAATACTTTTCACTTATTTCAAGGTCACGGATTACTTACGAATCTAATCACGGGACGTATCAAGGAGCAAGCGAAGGAAACAACGCAAGAGGCGATTAGCGGCGTATTAGAAGCGCTAGGCGAGGCTGCAGTCGAACTAAGTTACTCGACCGCTTTAATTGGCGGAGGAATCCTTATACTACTTAAAATGGTAGGGTTCGAGCATAGATGGCTTAAGCCGGGAGTACTGGTATTAGCGCATGTATTAATTAAATTCTTATTAGGCGGGATTTTATGAAAAGCATCAAACTAAGCGATTATTTTAAAATAGTGAAACCACAATATGTTTATCTAAAACTCACTCCCAATAATTCTATCCGCAATCAATCCTCACATAAACTCGCGAAAACAATCTCCGCAATGTATCGAAATATTATCCAGATGATTAAAATTGACGAAAGGAAAATCGTTAAAGTTTTAGGAAAAACCTTAAGAGTATGGACGAAAGGGAGTCTTCAGCAGGTCGCAAAGGTATCGTATTTCATTTACATGGAAAAGCAGAAAGTCGAGTTTTACTTTATCGTGCCATCCCAATATCTAAACGTAATAAAAGAGAAGATGGGCGATGTTTGGTCTAATGTAACGATTGATGAAGTAAAAGAAATACCGACATTTAGCGAATCAGCAACGAAGTATCAAATGGTATATAAAAAGGAGGATGCGCTGAGTCTCGCCACTAATCGAACTAATAACGAGCTTCTAAATAGTAACCTCAACGTAATCGACGTATTAGAACAAGGCGATAAAGTCGGCATATTCTACAACTTTATCCCGATTACACAGTTCGGATGGGCCAGCGAATACCGTCATACGATAAATAAAATTAAAGCACGTATGCCCGTAGACCGCGACAAAACTGGCGTTAATTATCTACTGAAGCAAGCGTTCAACTTCGTATACTCAATAGTTGACGGGTTCTTTGTCAGTGTATCTGATAAGAGGGATGATGGCAAAGCGTTGCTTGGTAAAATTGAAACGGTACTGGATCGTGTAAACGGTGGTAATCAAGTCAGGTCGTCAACAGAACGAAAGGTTCACGCCACTATTATCGGTACTCAAATAGCGGTATTATCCGAAAGTCAAGACGAATTAAAGGAATGGAATAATGCGCAATCATTGGTCAACAGTTTCCAAGCGGTTGCTGACGATAACGAGTTAGTAGCGAAGCCACTCCGCAAGCATTTCAAGCCGACACAATATAATATAGGCGCTCAAATAAACAAGGTAGGAGATGAAGAGGCGCAGAACTTTCTATCGTTGCCAGGGCGTGAAATACTAGAGCATCATAACTGTATCGAAAAAATAGAAACGCAGGAGATTCAGATTCCGGAGGACTTACGAGAGGGTGATATACGAGTCGGGGTAAATACGTTCCGGGGGAATAAGCAAGAAGCTTTCTTGTCAAGCGATAAAGAATACAAGAATCTGACTACCGTTCTAGTCGGACCTAACCGCGCGGGAAAATCTACTCTTATCGGGAATATGGCGCATGACGCTGTTAAAGCAGGGGAATGTGTTGTACTGTTCGATTTTATACGTAACTGCGAACTAAGCCAAGAAATAGCGGATACCTTCCCAAAAGATAAAGTTTTGAATATCGAATGTGGCGACTTCGACAATATTCAAGGGCTTGGGTACAATGAAATACGACATTCAAGCGATCCATTCGTTAGATGGGAAAATGCGAAGGTTCAAAGTACGCTGCTTCAAACATTAATTAACTCTATTAACGCTGACGATATGCGACTATCATCCAAGATGCAGCGCTATCTAACAAGTGCCAGTCTTGCAGTATTTTTACAAGGTGGAAGTATTCGAGATGTATTTAAAGTTCTACAAAAACACGAAGTCAGACATGAATATTTGTGGAAGATTCCAAAGCAACAGTTGGAGCGAATGGAAGAGTACATCGAGTACCTTCATGAATTAGATGATTGTGACAAGGACGGAAAAATTGTAGATACAAAAGATCATTTAATAACGGGGATAATTGATAGGTTAACGAAGCTAAAGGTTAATACTTTTATGGAGTTGATGCTCAATGAGACTACCGAAAATAATATTGATTTAGTGGAGGAATTGGAGAAGAATCAGTTAATTTGTCTAAAGATGCCAGAAACAATGTTCCCTACGGATGCCGAGCGAGACCTTTACACGACATACTGGTTAACGAAAATATGGTGCGCTATGCAAGTGAGGAGCAAATTGATACCAGATCGAAATAAATTGAAGAAGGTTAATCTTGTTATCGATGAGTTGTACCAAGTCCGTAATACAGAGAAATTTCTAAAAGACATAATAAGTCGCTTGCCCAAGTTTGCGCTTAAACCGATTATATCATGTCATTACCTGAATCAAATTCATCAGATTTTAGATGAATTACGCGAGGGATCTAGTCCGAATTATATGTTGATAAGCGGATGTAACAAAAAGAACTTTACCGAATTAAAAGATGAATTATATCCGTTCCAAGTAACCGACCTGCTTGATTTACCGCGCTATCATTCGATGAATCTAATCAAGTGCAAACAAGGGTATGCGCGATTTATTACGAAACTTCCTCCGCCAGTAAGCGATATGAAACAGCCTAATGAATCCGATGATACAGAATGTAAAACGGTTAGTGAGTTACCAATAACTGCGGGTTTAAATTCTGGCGAACATGGGGCATAATACGGGTATAACTGCAGGAGTAAACGGAGTCTGTCGGATAAGCAAACGGTAAGCAAACGTTGATATTTCGGGATTTATCGAAGCTCAGTCGTAAACACCGAGTTTCCTAAACTGTGAGTCGGATGTTCGAGTCATCTCGGGGCCGCCATCGCTTTAAAAAGGCGTAATATCAGCGTTTGTCTGACCGTTAAGCATATCGTAAGCACCCACAGTTTATCGAAGATATTATCGTAGACTGTCGGACATAAACCGCATAGACTGTGTGTTATCCGCCTCCTGCAAATATTGTTAGGAGGTTTTGTTATGTCCGTAGAAACAGGCGCAGAGAAACGTAAAGGGAAGAAGACTATCGGAGTGAGGGGAACTACTGTTAACGCCCAATCAACCGCTCTCGCATCGTTACAGCTATCGTATACATTAACGGACGCTTTCGATTTGTATGTTCGTGTTAAAGAATCGGAAAATGTCAAAGATCGGACCAAGCGGGAATATTTCGTCCAGTTCCGCTATTTTACAGACTGGCTAGGCGAGTTCCATTCGAAAGCAAATAATGTCAGCGATATAAGCACCGATATGATCCGTGAGTACATCGCTTATCTTGCGAAGGACAAGCCCCGTTTCGAAGGGAACCCGTATGCATCCGATGATCGTAAGCAAGGTCACGGAGTGTCTCCTTACACGGTCAACATTCGCATTCGCTTTCTTAAAGCGTTCTTTAACGTTTTGGTAGCGGAGGGAATAATCAAGAGGAGTCCTGCGGAAAATATAAAACTGATGAAGGTCGATGAGGATACGAAGGAACCGTTAAACGAGGACGATATTCGCATTCTACTTCAGCAACCGGATCAGCGGTTATTTGCTCAATTCCGGGATTATGCAATGATGTTACTCATGGTTGATACTGGCATGCGGATTAACGAAATCTGCTCGCTTGAGATCCAGGATATTGACTTTAAGTCACGGTGTATTAACTTACCGGCTGCTAAAAATAAAAACCGTAAGATGCGTATAATACCGATCTCTAATGAAGTTGTACGAACATTAACCGAAGTAATTCAAGAGGTACGCGAGCACTTCGATGTTACGCATGTGTTCGTGAGTAACTTTGGAGAGCCGTTAAATATCGATTCATTCCGTAAAAGTTTATATAATTACGCCAGGAAAGCTCGAATCAATAAACCTGTGTCTCCGCATGCCTTCCGACATTTCTATGCGAAACAGTCCGCATTGAACGGGATGGACATATTTACGTTGCAAAGAACGCTGGGACATGCGGATATATCGACGACTAGAAAATACGTCCAACTAGAAACCGAGGACTTAATTCGTCAACATAACCTGTTTAGTCCACTTCAAAGAATTATAAAACGTAAATAAATAGAGCCTAACGATGTTGTCTGGATCATTCCGATCAATCTTCGTTAGGCTTTTTCTTGTTGTATTTTTGGATAAAATCGTTAACTATGCTTGTCCATTCGTCAAGCGCTTCTTCGTTATTCTTGAGAATGCTATAAATCGTCTTACCAATGTGATTATTGGAGTCCTGTCGAGATAATTCCGCAAATATACGTTCCTTGTCAGCGCTTAAACTAACGTCGATTTGCACGTCTGAAATGTTGTAAGCACGTATATACTCTTGCACCAATGAAGGATCATTATAAACCTCAGATAGTTTTACGATTGTTTCTAATGACGGATTTTTTCTTCCGCTTTCAATATCGTAAATGAATGTCCGGTTAAGCGAAGCTTTGCGAGCCACATCCGCAGCAGACATTTTCTTTTTTTCTCTTGTTTCGCGCAACCTCATACGAAAAGCGTCCACACTAACAACTCCTCGTCCCGTTGGATATCTTTTCCTTTATTATACGACTAATGTCCTAGTGATTAAATAGCGAAGTTTGGCGAATGAATATTTTTAAGTGATTTTTCGGACAAAAATAATTCTTCCGGGTATAACTTCTATAGAAAGACAAAAGGAGGTGACAAAGATGGCGGAACAAAATCTCGTTTCAGTCGAAATCCAGAACGAGCACTCAGTAACAACCGGACAACGTGAGACACGCATCTTCGTTAAGATGTACGTTGACGCAGTTCATTCTGGGTTGATTGCTGATATGGGCGCAGATAATTGGCAGACTCTTTGCGTAATCGCTGCGTTCATGAATGAGAAAGGCGAATGCTATCCAACTCAGGATCTCGTTGCAACGCGTTTAGGTATCGCTAGGGAAACCGCAAACAGACGTATTCAAAAGCTATTGAGATACCGTTGGAAGGATAAGCCGTTAATTGCTGTTAATAAGATCAAAAGCCCTAGCGGTAAAGAGTGGATGAAAAACACTTATACAGTATATCCGATTAGTTGTTTTTCTATATTTAGTGACGAAAAGATCACTACTTAGACGTCACAACGTAAACGTCACACTAACTATAACTAATTATAACAAGAACTAATATAAACAAGATAAATAATTACGCTCGTTATTTCATAACTCGCGTAGCTATCAAATATTAATACGCTCAATCTTTTATATAAAAGATATAAGCGTCAAAGGAGGGATAATGTGGCGCTCGATATTCCAGTAACAAAAGATTACAGGGTCACATCCGACTCGCGTAACATAATTGTCAACCGCCGCTACATCGTAGACCCAACGAAAGCACCAAATTGGCCCAAACGCCAAGCGGAAGGAGCATCGCCAGAACCTCGGGAAGAGTGGCGAGAGGAAACGTTCTTTCGTACCGTAGACCAAGCACTTAAGTATATCGTCGATCAGCAGGTTAGAGATTCGGATGCGGATTCGTTAAGCGAATTGCTACACGAAATTAGGCGATTTAACCGGGAGATTAGCGATGTAATGCGCAAGGTAGTGTAAATGTAAGGGTACGATAGAAAATGCCTAAATCGCCGTGAATTTCACGGGAAAGGAGACGGATAAAATGGCAAAGCAAAAGTTACCGACCGATTGGCGAGAACGCCCGCTCGACAAGTGGAACTCCGCAACCTTCCGGCTATACCTCTACGACATGCACCAAGAGCGATTCAGCATTCCTTACGTTGCTCGATCTATCAAGACGGAAGCTGCAATGTGCAAACGAATGATTGACGAATACGGACGGTATTCAGTTAAAGCGTTCATTGACGAATGCTTCAGGGAGTACAAGCCAAGTCCGCAATACCCATCGATTAACTTCGCTTTCATGTACAGCTTTATGCGGGATCGCATTATGCCGAAGGTACTGGCGGAGAATGCGCGGAAAGAGCGGATGACACTGACGCATCAGCCGGTTATGTCGGAAGAAGAGATTACGAATTGGTTATAGGAGGGGATAGTATGGATTTTATAGATTTAATGGAGACGTTAGATTGGTTATTCTGGCGAGTGTGCGCAGTTCTTGCTATATACGCACTATTCCACATTTAGGAGGTTTGTATATGCGTAAAGCAAAAGTCATATCCGAAACTCTGCTTTCGCTAGTAAAGGAAGCGCAAGGAGAAAGGCAACGGATGAGCGTGAGACAGTCCGAAATCGATAAAGAGATTAGCGCTATCACTCATGAATTAGAGCTAGTCCGATTGAATGCGATACAAGCGTATAAAGTGACTGTAAGGCTTCAGGAGCTATTGAGGGAGCGTCGGGAGATCAAACACGAAATCGAAGCATTACGGAGTCTTTGCGATACGATGCGTAGTTACAATCTTGAGACGCAAATATCCAAGGTGGCTAGTAACGTAAAAGCGAAATTGGCAATACAAGATGATCTTATCGAAGATCGTGGCGTCATAAAGTCGATTCTAGGCGCTAAGAAACTAGCTACTGTATAAGGAGGTGTTCCCGTGAACGATGTCTTAATCGCAATTCAACGCCAAATATCAGATCAACTTGGTGAAAAGGTAGACGTCCATTATCAGGAAGGAAAGGGCGCATTAGTAGTACCGCATCTCGCTCCACTTGTTCCTGCAAATGTGATTACCGCAATTCCTGACATTCAGCTTCAGATGATGAAACAATTCAAGGAGGTGATTTAAATTGACGATAACTAACGAAACCAAAAGGGAGTCTTACGTATCTATTAAGTCCATATCAAGTCAACGTCAACTCGAAGTGTACACGGTCCTTCGTTCATACGGACTGCTAGGAGCAACCGCAAATGAGTTGGCAACTTTAATGGCTGGGCTTGGATACTTCCCGAAGCCTGAGCGTAATTTCGTACATCCGAGGTTAAACGAATTGGTGGAAATGGATCGAGTAGAAATTACAGGCAAGCGCAAGTGTAACGTCTCTGGCAAGACGTGCGCTGTGTATCGAGCTAAGTAACGGTTAACAATCGAATTGGCAACGATATGTTAACGGAGTAAAGAGGATAATGAACTAGGAGGCGATAATTTGACTTCAAGGAGAATCGTAGATCCACACGAGTACGACACCTTGGTTTCAGCAGAAAACAAACGTTTAGTCGCGGACTTTCTAACCGAGAAGAAATCGCAGAAGAAAAGTAAGAACACGGTAAAACAATACGAACAGGATATGCGGATCATTCTTACGTATATTTACCGACATTTCGATAATAAGTCGTTACTTAAGTTAACACGCAAGGATGTCCGTAACCTCGCCATGATGTTTATCGAGCGCGATCTATCCGCAGCGAGAGTGAATCGACTTATAGGTACGCTTAGAGTGGCGCTGTCATACTTCGAAGACGACGAAGACCATGCGGATTATATCGTGAATGTTGCGGCAAAAGTCAGAGGATTGGCGAAGAATCCAGTACGCACCATTACGTTCTTATCCGAGGATCAAATCTTCTGGCTGAAGGATGCGCTTGTTGAACGGAAGAAAACGCTCATGGCCGTATACTTGATGCTTTCGTATATGAGCGGTGGTCGAAGGAATGAAGTTCACCAGGTACTCAAGGACGGCTTGACGGAACGCTTTAAGACGAACGTGGTTACTGGTAAGCGTAGTAAGAAGTTCCCGTTGTACTACGATCAGGTAACGCAAGATTTAATCCGCCAGTATTTAGAGGAGCGAGGTCCGGATGATATACCGGAGCTATTCGTCAAAGTGTACGCAAACGGACGAAAGGCGCTTGTTCACCCATCGACGTTTAACGAATGGTGCGATCAAATGAGCGAGCTGGTTAGTTGTCACTATGGACGGAATATACCGATGAATCCGCACTGCTTCCGCCATAGTCGTGTCGAACATCTCTGCCGAGTGAAGAAGTTTCCGTTAGAGAAAGTGAAGTCGTTGGTTAACCATGCCAGCGTTGCTACAACGGAGACATATCTTGCGGATAGGTCCGAGGATGACGTTATGGAGCTATTCGAGTTCGGACAGGATGAGGCGAATTTTCATAAGGTAATGGATTATTTCGGAATTGAAAATGCGCAGTGTTAAAGGAGGGTTAACTATGAAATATTTCGGATGTATGGTGTTCGCAATTGCCGTGCAGTTAGTAAGTATGTTTTTGTTAAACGCTTCAGCAGCAGAGGCATTTATTACATTCCTTGTTGGGTATTCGGCGTGTTATCACATTTCAAAGAGCTAGTACCAAATTCAAAATCTAAAGAGTTGATTAGTCAACTAACTAACTCAGGAGGGGGAACAAATGAAAATATTAAATCTGTATTGTGGTATCGGGGGAAATCGCAAACTTTGGGGAGATGAACACGAAGTTACCGCGGTTGAATGGGATGAAAATATTGCGAAAGTGTACCAAGACCTTTTCCCTAATGACAAAGTGATTATCGGGGATGCTCATCAGTATTTGATGGATCATTATAACGAGTTTGATTTCATTTGGGCGAGTCCACCATGCCAAACGCACAGCAGCTTTCGACAAAACATCGGTGTAAGGTTTAGGGGTGTTCCAGCGGTTTATCCAGATATGAAACTATATCAAGAAATCATATTCCTGCAATCGAATTTTAAAGGTAAGTGGGTTGTAGAAAACGTGAATCCATATTACGAGCCTTTAATTGAACCGAGCGTTAGATTAGATCGTCATTTATTCTGGTGTAATTTCGATATTGAACATGCTGAATTTGAAAGACCTAAATTAAGAGCAGCACAAATACCACAGCTACAAGAAGCGTTAGGTTATGACTTATCTGGATACAAATTACCGAACAAAAGGCAAGTGTTGAGGAATTGCGTACTGCCAGATGTGGGTAAACACATACTCAATCATGCAATTTAATCAAATCGCCATTTGTTAAGGAGATGTGCAGATGAAAATAATGATGTTTTTTGCAATCATCATTACTTTTATTAGTGTAATTGGACTTTGTTTTCCAGAATCAAACAGTAAAGTCATTACGCAAAATCACTCACAACACTGGCGGTTAACGAGATAAAAGTACGAGAAAGAAAATAAAATCAACATTTCATAGAAAAGAGTGATGAAAATGGATAAGAAATTGGAAATTGCTATCGAAGCGTTAGAAGAAATTTGTTGCTACGAAGTGGAACAGAATAGTTTCAGTCAAACATTGCAAAGGATTGCAGAAAAAGCGTTGGAACAAATAAAAAGACCTTAAATTCCAGTTTTTAATGAACTCAACTATCTATAAGGAAGTGAAATAATGCGTACAAGACGAAAAAGAGCTATAGGAAAAGAAGTTAAAAGACGTAATGTTCAAGATAGACCTATTTGGATTGAACCTACATGCTGGGATTGTGGTGAACTATTAACAATAGAAACAGAAGGATGGGCTTTGGGATATAAGGATGAATGGGAATGCCCTAATTGTATGAATGGCATTTATCTAGACGAACACCCCAACAGCATTAACAGAATGAAAAAAGATTTACAGAAAACAAGAAGTAATCTTTACATTTATAAGGTTCGATAAATTCCAGAATCGTTCAAAGGTGGTGAAGGAATGAAATATTTTTGTAAAACATGTGGAATAGACGTTGAATCAGGTAGTAACTGTCCAATCGGTCAAGAAGGTGTTTTGACTCCATGCGAACCGATTGACGAACCATCGCCATTTATAAAATTGGTCGGAATATGGAAAGGTGATGATCTTCAAGAGTGCATGGAAGGAGGAACGACAATGGCCGAGCAGGAGAAACAAGCGATAAGGGAATCGTACAAAAGGCATAAATTTTATGGTGATGAAGAACGTCTAATAAAGTATATTCCACGCCTATTAGACGCACTGGAGGAACGGGATCGGGAAGTGGAGAGGTTGAAGGATGATGTAGCTAATAAGAAAATGGTTATCGAGTATATGGACGATGGACTAAATTTGTATAAACAGGAACATCGAGTTTTGACAGAAGAAATCCAACGCTTGCGTAAGGAGCTGCAAGAAGTGTACGAAAACAATTCAGTTCCGATTCCGGTACTTAGGAAAATAGGTAAAGCCCTAGCAGGGGAGGAAAAGAAAAGTGAGTGAATGGGTTAATGTCCATGACTTCGTTTTCTTTACAATGTTCGGTGGGGTGTTTGGATATTTTTGCGGATGGATAAGCGGTTATTACTGGAGGAAATCGGAATGAGTCAAGACCTAAGAGATATATTGCTATTTATCACAACTGTCTTTACTGTCTTGAATTGGTTATTTCGATAAATTTAAGATTTGTTCAAAAACATTAGGGGGAATCGGATATGAAGTTTTCTACAGAAGTTTTAAGGGAATCAGTTTTAGATTGTTCTAGTTGGGAAGAAAAAGGAATCGAGTTTGTTGAAGCTTCTGACTGGTATGGTGACGGTAAATATCAATATTGCAATTACATTTTCAAATATGATGGCAAGTATTACAGCGTTAAGGACGAAAGAACTGGATCATATTACACCGAATACTCTTATGCGAGTAGAGACTGGTGGAAAGATGAAATCGAGTGTCCGGAAGTAGAAAAACAAGAAGTTGTAACTTACAAATGGGTTAAGGTTAAGAGTTAGTTAAGTAACTTTCTCTATCAAAGTTTAGTTTGCTTGTACTTTATTAACTATATGTTGTGTTGCTAACTAATACAAAATCTATATATGGAGGTTATGATTATGCCAAAGTATCGGAAAAAGCCGGTTGTGATCGAAGCGTTCCGCATGGG